GGCTTGCGTCGTAGTCCGCGATTATTCTGCGAAAAAACTCCTCGACCTCGTAGAATGTTCCTATGTCGTATGGCATCTCGGCCAGTCTGTTCATCTCCCACTCTATGTATTCTATTTGGGGTGCAAACACCTTTTTCGCAAGAACCATCGTCAGCTTCCGCTCAACATCTTCTGTAAGCTGCCGACCATCCGCCTCAACTCGCATTCTGTCAACAAAAGAGATGCTAGGCCGGAGGTTCAGGCCGGGGCATACGGTCACTTTGATGTAGTTACTGCTCACCATGCTCCTCCCGGATTTTTTCCAATTCTCGTTGGCACTTATCGGCCCGGTCCATAGCGTTTACACAGTCCATCGCTATTTCGGCGTATTCCTTGCTTACATTGCGCAGCATATTTTCAGCTCTGTCCCGTTGTTCTGTTGCTTTTTTTAGCTGCTCATTTCGGACGAGCGTTCCGAGTGCGAATCCAATCAAAAAGGCCGCTATGAGTTCTTCGCTTGGTAACATCTTTTCTCCTTACGCTGACGACTTCGATTTCGTCACACTCGCGGTGTTTCTTCCGCCCTGCTTCGTGTCCGAGGTACTCTGCCTCTTTTTGGTCGTCTGCCATGACTGCGACGCCGAAGTAGCAGGTGGAGCTCTCTGTCCTGCCCTCAAGGAACACATCATACCTCGGCATCCGGTTCCTCCTCGTATTGGTGGACATCGACGAAGATGGCTTTCTTCCACGGGAGCACGTTGTACGCCGCCCGCGTCTCCTCCTCCGTCATGTTGTCCACGAGCTCCGGGTCATAGTGTTCACAGAGGACGTCGTTCATCTCTGAAATATCGTCCTCCCGGTAGTAGGTTCTCTCTCTGCCGATGACGAACTCCTGAACCGCGCTCTCTCCCCATGAGCCAAGCCAGCAGTAATACTCGTCGCCGCTGACCACATCCCCATCTACACAGGGGATGACCGGAAGCTCCGGGTTTGCCTGCATAAGCTCGAGGAGCTGCGTGAGCTTTTCGCTCTGTTTCATGTCATTCCATCCTTTCTTTTCCGGGGCTCCGCCCGAGTTGCTTTCTGCTCGGCGGCCTTGTGCCATACATAGGCCGCAACAACTATTACTGACAAGGCGACGGCCGCAAAGGAAAGCCAGCAAATTAAGGTTTCCAGCAGGTCGTCAAGCTCTAAAAGAACCTCGTACATAGTCACCGCTCCTTTACCTGAATTTCTTCTTGAAACTGCGCACGATGGCCCGGTGCGTCCACCTACGGCAGTAGGGGTTTCGGACGCTCCCGTCGTACTCCTGTTTCATCTTCTGGTATGCCGCCTTGTTCTCCGCATACCGTTCGCAATGGTCGTGGCATCCCGGGTGTCTATCCGGGCACTCTTTCGGGCAGATAGTCATAAGCCGAGCATAACGCTGGCCCGTTTCCGGGCGGCCGTCATGGTTTCGTCGTACTTCGCTGCGCTGTATACCGCGAGCGGGGCCACTGCCCGGGCTGCTCTGGCCCTTCTGAATATCTCCGAGTAGACAGCGGCCGTCTCGTATACGCTGGGGCCTCTGCCCGGGGTCGAAAGCATCCCCTTACGGTCGTCGGTGTCAGTGACGCGGAGGTCCTCTTTGAGGGCGTCCTGTACGCATCTGCGCAGACGGTCGAGGGCGAGGTCCTTATCCTCTTTTTCCCACTCGAGGTACTGCTTGTAGTTGTTCATGGAGTTCTGCTTGAGGCGCGCCAGCCGGTCTCTCCCGTAGCCGAACGTCTCGTGACAGGTTGCCGCCATAACAAGCCACGCGATTTCTGCACCTTGATTGCTCGCCATGCGGAGCTGCTCCTCCCGGCGTCCTCTCGGAGCTCGGTCAACCGGCAGCCGGACCTCAAAATCGCAGATGCCTTTGAGGTTCTCCCTCATGGCGTCCGTTGCGTTCTTGCTGCTGCCGTAGAGGATGGCCGTCTGGTATTTTTTCTCAAAAGCGTCCATCTCGTTACACGCCCGCAGGAGGCGGGACGCGCCAATGCCGTCGTCTTGGTGCATGGAAACGACGATGCACCACATAAAGAGCTGGGCGGAGCGGTCGCGCTGGTCCTCGCGCTCCTGCTGGATGTTGTGGGTCAGTGCTTTCATCATCCAGCCCTCCTTACGTCGTATAGCAACGCTTGGCCGGGTTCCATGTGAGCTTCGGGATGCTCCGGCCGCAAACGCAGGAGAACTTCTCGTTTGCGATTTCGGCGTCCTCGACGTTCGTCCGGCCGTAGCTCGCCTTCTTGCAGGCCGGGCAGGTGAACTCGAACCGTGCCAGCGCGTCCAGCGGGATTTTCGCGCCGCACTTCCGGCACTCGTTGGTCGTTTGCGGTTCGCGCAAGAACTGTACAAACTCGCTCTTGCATTTCGGGCAGCGCAGGAGCATGAGCCCCTTTGCGCCGACGGGCGTAAGCCGGCTTACCGGCTTCTTGGGGGGGGGCTTTCTTGTCCGCCGTGGAAACTACCGGGGCTGCCTGCTTCGGCTCGCTGGTGACACTCTTTTCCGCCTCCGGCGCGCTGTCGCCGTCGTACAGTGTCGTGGCCTTGGCGATGGTCTCGAGCGTTTTGAGCGCGGTGTCGAGCTCTGTGGGGCTCTTACCGGTCAGCGTCACGCTGACATCCGGTTCTCCCTGAAACTTGAAAATTTCCATCGAGACCTCAAACTTCGTACTTGCCATGTTGGTTATGCCTCCTGCTTCTTTTCTTTCAGCTTGTTTGATGGGTCGAACTTCCTGCCATCCTCGACGCCGCGCCATGCTGCGTCGAGCTCTCCAACCGTCTTTGGCTGGGGCGTCTTTTTGAACTCTTTCGGCAGTCCAATCTTTTCGAGCTCGTCTTTGACCTCTTTCGGAACTTTCAGCACAAGGCCGTATTCTTGATTTTCCTCATTCTGTCTTGTGAACGCCTCGTATACGCCTCTGGCGAACCCATAACCGTAGGAATCGCAGATTTTTGCAATCTCCTGCGGTGTGTAATAGTCCCGATGCTGTTTGCGGAGCTTCTTCTGCTCCGATTTAACGCACCGGACCGCATACCGGAATATCTTTACGCAAATTTCAAAATCGCCCTCTAAACCGATGAATCCGACGTGCCAAACGGTTGTTTTTGCGCTAATCTTGCATCGAAACGCTGAGCAGCAGTAGTTTTCCCCAATAATGATTGAGAGCGGGTCCATCCACGAGTTTGCTTTCTTGGAAAACTTCTCGCCGATGGCCCGTTTTATGACCGTAGTGTTCCGTTCCTCGAGGTCCCGCTCGCTGAGCTTGTGCTCCGCCATAAGCTTGCGGGCCTTGAGCAGGGCGAGCTTTGCCTCCTCCGGCTCCGGGCTCTTTGCAAGAGCGAGGAGCTTTCGGATTTTGTCCTTGTAGTCCATTAGGCTTCAACCTCCTGCGCTACAACTCCCAGTAGCTTACAGCGTGTAAGCATCATCCTCTCTAGCGAGGACTGGTACTTCTGAACTGGCTCCGCAGAGCCCTCAAAACACCGTCCTGCGTACCGCCATGTGCCGCCCTGTCGCTTGAACGTAAGGTAGGTCGGCTGCCAGCGTCCGTTGACATCCTTTGCGGTGCTGATTTCTCCGCCCACCTGCAACAGGCCTGCGCGGTTTGTGCGTGGCGGTAAGACGTCAAGAAAGTAGCCAATCAGGTCCTCGTCTACCTCGTCGCCCGGTTCGAGATAGTCCTCTGCGGTCGGGAGGCCGCTCTCAAACCATTTCCCGAGCGTCTTGAGGCCGGTTCCTGCGCACTCTGCGCGTTGCCTCTCGACTTCGTTGGCAATTAACGCCATCTGCGTGTTGCTCAAAAAAATGTCGCTGCCGTCGTCGAGGCGGAGATAAACGACGCCCGCCTCGAGGAGTGTTACAGGGAGGTCAAGGTATGTCGTTGTCGCTCCGCTCCTGTCAACTACCGGGATGCAGATGCGCTCGCGGGCGGCTCGTCCGCCCCTGTGGTAAAGTATCCTGTCGAATGCGTACCTGCGGCAGTCGCATTTCTCGGTGCAATAATTGACCGCGTCGTCCGGCCACAGGCCGATAATCATAAGTCGCTTCATGCTGTCCTCCTCAAACGTAATCGGCGTACCGGGTGCTGATGCTCTGCACCCACTCTTCGTCCAGCTTGTTGAGGTATGTGCTCCACGCCTCCTCGTTACTGTTCCACCACCATTTCCGGCTCTTGAGGGCAACAATAAGCTGCTGCCGAGGCTTCATAACGAACTTGATGTACGCCCGGTCGCCCATCGTGTAGGCGACGAGGTTCTCGTCCTCGAAAAACTTCTGCCGGTTCAGGTTTGCGAGTTTGCCCTCTTTCCCGGCCGCGTAGAGCTTGGCGATGACGCTGTTCTTGCGCCAGCGGTACTTTTCATGGAGCTTCTCGTAATACTCCATGAAGAGCTCCGGGTCCTTGTTGGCGAGCTCGCATAGGCTCGCGGTAGGATTAAGCGTCGGCCGCTCGATGCAGAATTTGATGTCATCGACCAGCCGCGCAATCTCCTTTGCGTCCTTGTCCTCGATGCGGCCCTGCCAGACTTGCTCCTGCAGGCCGTTGAACCACTCCACGAACTCAGAGGAAAGGCGGAGAATGGTGTCGCTGTGGTCCAGCTTCTTTGCGTTGTACCGCGCCGGTCCTGCGACGGCAACGCTCACATGGGCTGCCTCGTGCCGGAGCTGCTCGCTCCACCGGGTATAAATCTGGTCCACGATTTTCTGCTTGCGGCTGTCCGGGATGTTCCAGCTCATAACTTTCTGGCAGTATACCTCGTACTCGTGGGCCGAAATGTCGCCGCGCTGACCGCCCATACTGTTGCTGTTCGCCCGATGAATGAGGCTCTTGTCCAGCTCCTTGATTTTCACGTCACTCATGGCCGTCCTCCTCCGGTGCCAGCACCAGCTCGTAGTCCGAGACCTGCTGCGGGTCGAGTGGGGCCGTGTACTCGATATAACCCCACGCGGGCCGGTCGATGTCCTTGCAGTACGTCCGGCCCTCCTCGAAGTTGACGATTGTGGTAATGCTCTCTCCGGGTTGTTTCGGGAACGGGATGCCGCCCACCATCAGCGGGCGGAGGGTGCTGTAATACCTGTAAGCCATGTTATCCTCCAATGAAAATAGAAAGGTTGTAAATGTACTGGCCGCATCGCACGATGATGTCGTGTTCTCCCCATAATCCAAGCTTTTTCATGCCTCGGACGCTGCCGGTGTAGTGAATCGAGGGGTGCTGTGCTTTCTGTGCCTCTGACAAATGCTCGTATCTCAATATCTGTTACCTCCTGCTCTGTAATCGGCCCATGCCATTGTGATGACCGTCGAGACCTCCCGCAGGCGGCTTATGATGGCCCGGGCTTTCGTGCCGTCGCCGCCTTTCGGAGTGAGGGCTCGCACCAGCTCGTCGGCGTTGTAGTTCGTCGTGATGATGGTCGGTTTCATATCCTCGTACCGGTCGTTGAGAATGGAGTACAGGGTACTCACACTCCATTCTGTGCACTGTTCCTTTCCGAGGTCATCCACAATGAGCAAATCGACCGTTTTGTACGCCTTGAGTATCTCGTACTCGGTGGCGTCTCCGCTGTCGAAAGCCTCCTTAATGTCGGCCAGCAGGTCGCCGGACGTCTTGCAGACGACCGGGACGCCGCAGCCTATAAGCTGCAAGGCGATGGCGGCCGCGAGGTGCGTTTTGCCGGTCCCGTAGGTTCCCTCTATGTAGAGGCCCTCGCCGCGCTCTGCGCGCTGTGGAAAGCTGTCTGCATAGGTTTTGGCCGTGTCATAGCACCGCCGCCGCTCCGGGGTGTCCCGGATGAAGTTGGTGAACGTCCGCTGCTGGAAGCGTTTCTTGATGCCGCTCCTGCCGAGTAGCCTCTCGATTTTTGCGCGCCGTTTGGCCTGCGCCGCCTCTTTCTCGGCCTCCGCCTTTTGTCTGGCCTCCTCCGCGTCTGCCTCCGCCCATTTGGCTTTTGCCCGGTCACAGGTGCATCTCTGTGGGAACGGTGCGAACATGAGGACCGTTCGGCCCATCACAAGGGCCTCGTGGTACAGTTTCCGGCCGCAGAACTCGCACTCGACCGGCTCCGGGATTTCGCGCTGGCAGTTGTAACCACCAGCCAGAATATCCTTGCTTGTCGGCCGTCGGTGCTGTGTGGTCTCAGCCGAACGAGCTGAATCCGCCGGACGGAGTGAATCCAGCATAGCCGTCAGCGTTTCCACGCTGCTCACCTCCTGTGTAGTCGTTCATGTAGCCTTTTGCATTAAGCCAGCTTGCCGGGTTTGGCGTGAATTGCCGCTCCCGGAACCGGCTGTCATATTTCTTTGCGGCCTCAACCGCCGCGATGATTCTGTCGGTCGCCGCGTCGTCCGGCTCCGGGTTGATTTTGGCCCACGCCCGCTCTGCCGTGGCCCGGTCCACCTTCTTCGGGTAGGCCGCGTAGAAGCGGTCAAACCGTTCGACCTGCTCTGCCGAGAGGCTCCCGGCTTTACGCCGGGGAGCTTTCGGTTTGTCGTGCTCCTCCGGCGCGGGCTCCGGTACGGCCGGTGGCGTTTCCTCCGCCTCTGTGTCCGCTGCGGGCTCCTGTGCAGGATTTTCCACCCTGCGGCCGGGAAAGTTATCGACCGACGGTTTCGTCGGTGCTGCGGTGCGCTTGGAGTAAAGCTGGCGGAGGTTCTCAAGGAGGGACTGCACCCAAATGACGCGACAGCTCTCCCACAGCTCCTTGTCCACCTTGCCCATGGAGGCGAGCGTGTTCAGGATGGCCTCCGCTGTTTCGGCTGTAACTCCGGTGACGGCGAGTAGGTACTCCCAGCCCATCTTGTCCCAGCAGTCGTAATACTGGCCGTCTGCCGCGCAAAGAAGTTCGAGCAGCTTAAACCAAAAGGCATACCCGTCGTTTCCCCAGTTCTTTTCAAGGATGAACTTTGTCCGGCTCTTTTCCCCGACGTAATGGGGGAAGTAGTCGGCGGTCTGCCTGTTGCTTCTTCCCAAGTCTCGCACCTCCTTTCTGCTGGTGATTTCAAGAGTAGATAACCTTGCTGCCCTCCGCCGTCTTTACGACGTCAACGGACTGCGGGAAACGGGCTTTCATCTCCGGGTCGTGAGTGATAGCCATAATCTTGAGCGAGGAATACCGTTTCTGGATGGCCTCGAGGGCGTCGCAGTAGGCCTGTACACCCTTGTCGTCGAGGAACGGTGGCTCGTCAATAAACAGGAATCCGAGCTGCACTCCTGCGGTGCTGCTCTTGAGCTCCGCCAGCGCAAGGATGACCGAGAGGGCCGCCTTAACGCGCTCGCCGCCGGAACGGCTCATGTAGGGCAGGGCTCCGGTCGCTGCGTCGTTCACGATAATGTCCAGCGCGGTGACCTCTTTCTTGCTGTTGCTCTTGAGGGTCTTTTCCATGCGCATCTCGATGCTCATGTGGCCGCCTGACATCTGGCTGATGATGCTCGTCGCGGTCGCCTCGAACAGTGGGACGATGCTGCGGACGATGTTGTGCGGGATGCCGTCCTGAGAGAAAGCCCGCTTGAGCTCCTCGTAGCCAGCTGCAAGCTGGCCCTGTTCCGTTGCCTGATGGCGCAGGACTTCGAGCTTTGCCTCCGCAGCCTCGATTTCCTCCATCTGCCTGCGGCTGTGTCCAGCCTGCTGGTCCAACTCACCAATACGGATGTTGTCCACCGTGAGGGCCGCATCCGCCTCCGCGTACTGTTCCTTGAGCTCGTCCACACCGGCCTGTGCCTTTGCGAGGGTCGTAATCTCCGCATTGATTCCGTCAATCGCCGTCCGGGCCTTTTCTGCGTAGGTCAGGAGCTCCGTGAGGCGGGTCTGCGCTGCGCTCTTTTTAGCCTCCGCTGCCGGGAGCAGCTTTTCCAGCTCGATGTATTTCTTAACGTCCGAAAGCTGCGCTTCAATGCTGGCGAGCTCTGCTGCGTTCTGCCGGAGCTTTTTCAGTTCGTCCTCAGCGACGAAGCGGTCAGCCTCGAGACTCTCGATATTGGCCGGGATGGTTTCAAGCTCCTCGTCGATGGCCTTGATGTGCTCTTTAACTTCTGCGAGGCGTTCTTTCTGCGCCGTCAGCTTTGCGAACCGCTCCGAGGCTTTCCGCAGGTCTGCAACGAGGAAACGCTGGGCCTGCAAGTCCTTGCGGCAGTTGAGGTTCGTCGCCTTTTTCTTTGCGGCCTGATACTCAGCGTCGAGCTGCTCGGCGCGCTCCTCGGCCTGCTGCCGGTAGGTTTCCAGTTCCGTCTTGGCCGTAGGCAGTTTCTTTTTCGCCTCCACTGCATCCTGCAGGAAACGGCACTCCGGGTTCTCGACCGGGCAGCCGCAGGTCTCGAGCATGATGGCCCGGGAGCGGATATGCACGACCTCGCTCTCTTTTATGCCGAGCCAAGACTGTATCCGCGCGGTTTCTGCGTTCTTGGTTTGGAGCAGCTTCATGGCCTCTTGGTCTGCTGCGAGATACTGCTCGTCCTGTTCTTCCAGCGCGGCGAGCCGTTCGCTCGCTCCTGCGAGGTCTGCCGCTTTCCGCTCGAGCTCCTCGTAGTCCGCGAGGGCCTGCTCATAGCTCCAACACGTTGCCTGTGCAGAAAGTTTTTCGGCCTCGAGACTACTTTTCTTTTTCCGCTGGGTGGAGAGCGCGGCCATAACGTCCCGCAGCTTTTCTTCCTTGGGCTGAATCAGGGCCGCCGTTCCCAGCAGCTCCTCCCGCCGCGCGGAAAGTTTTCCATAGCTCCGGCTGCCAGCCTCGACTTCCTCGCGCTTATCAAGGAGAGCCTGTGCATCGGAAATCTGCGCTCTGCAAACAGCCTGCGCGCTGGCGTTCGCGTTCTTTTCCGCAATCCAAGAGCCGAGCTCGCTGGTGAGCTTTTCTGACCGTTTCTGCGCCTGCTTGGCAATGTCGAGCTTTGTCTGCGCCTCGCTCATGGCCTTTGTATGGATGGCCCTGTCTGCTACCGCGCTGGCCTTTTCGATGGCCGTCTTGTTCATGGTTGCCTCGACTGTTGCCTTGTCCGGCATCGCTCGGCCGGTCTCCTCCTGCAAATCCGCGATGCGACGGAGTTCCCGGTTGGCGTCCGCTGCCCGGTTGGCCGCCATACTCTCCATGCGGTCATAAATGCCGAGGCCGAGGATGTTTCCGAGAATTGCCATGCGGTCCGCCTTGTCGGCCTGCAAAAAGAGGCCGTACTGGTCCTGCATGATAAGGCCGGTCGCTTTGAGCGTCAGACTGTCCATACCGATGGTGTTCTCGATGATAGTCTGCGTATCGCGGTATTTCTCCGCGCTGCGGTTCTGCCAGCTCTCGTCCACATACTCGGAGAGATTCAGCGTCGCCTTGCCGCTCTTTGTGCGGGTGCGGGTCACGCGGTACAGCTTGTCGCCGAGGTAAAACGTGAACTTGATGGAGCCGCTGCGGGCATCCGGGTCGTTGCAAATCCAGCCCGTGAGGTCGCCCTCCCGGGGCTCCTCGAAAAGGGCGTCCAGCATAGCGTCCATAAACAGGCTGGACTTACCTGCGCCGTTCTCGCCGTTGATGGTGGCAAAGGAAATGCCGTCGTAGCTGAACAGCTCGTCGCGGTAGTTGCGGTAGTTCTTGACCTCAATCTCTACCGGCATAAACACGCCGGTCGGGGTCTCAAGGCGGCCTTTTTCCATTGCCTCCGAGATAATCGGACGGGCCAACTCAATGATGCGCTGGGCGTCCTCCGGGCTCTTTTCCTTTTCGGTGAGGTACTCCGCGAGGTTCTGCTCCGGGCTGTTGTCGCCGTGGAGCTCGTCGCGGTTCACGCTTGTCGTGATTTCCTCCGGCGTGATTTCGGAGACGTAGAACACGCCGCCGTCATAGAGCCTTTTTTCGAGGACGGCTTTGTTGAAAGCCTTGTTTGTCTCGTCTGAACAGGTATAGAGAACGCGGACGATTTTCCCCTTGAGGCGGTCAGGTACAACAACTCGCTCCGCACTCAGCATTGCATGGACGTCATCCTCTCCGAGGCGGATGGTCTCGAACTCCCGGTAGGGCGTTTCGACGTACTCGCTCCATGCCTCCCCGTCGTCGTCGATGTCGTGGATATAAAAGCCTCGCGGCTGATTCTCGTCGTTGAAGTTGAGGCCGGTAATGCTGCCGCAGTAGAACACCGCGCGGCCTGCCTCCGGGAGCTGCTGCGGCCGGTGAATGTGGCCGAGTGCTACGAGGTCAAAGTCTGCGGCTTTCAGGGTGGCAGGGTAGATGACGGGCTCAAACTGTGCAAATAGCGCGGTCTGGCCGCTCTCCATGTTGCATCCCGGGACGGTGAAGTGCGTGGACAGGATGCTCGTCACACCGGGCTCGCACTGTGCTTTCAGGCCGAGAACGACCTTTGCCAGCTCGTCCGTGAACACCTGCGTTTCCTCCTCTCGAGAGAGGCCCGGGTGCGCTGCCCGATGTACGCCACGGTCAAAGCCCGGAATACACGCCACATCTACGTGCTGCCCGTGGTAGGTGTGGATGTGGAGCACCTCCGGCTCCGTTACGACGCTGACCGAATCATCACCGTAAAAAGCCGTCGTCAGCATCTCGAACTGCTCCTCGCTGTCGTGGTTCGGAGTGCCGCGCAACACGACGGTCGGGGCCACGTTGGAAAGCCGCCGGATGTGGTCTATGGCTGTCCGGCTCTCGCGGAGACCTCTGTCCGACCATACGCGGGCCTGATGGAAAATGTCGCCAGAGACGACGATAAGGTCCGGCCGGTGCTCCTCCGCGTACATCGCCTGAAAATCAAGGCAGCGGCAGATGTCCTGAAAGCGGGCATTCTGTCCGCCGACCTCCGGCCCGGGGAAACTGCCGATGTGCCAGTCTCCGGTGTGCAATACTTTCAGCATCACATATCCTCCTTGAGCAGCTCCTTGATGATGTCGTCGAGCTTGCCGCGCCGCGCTGCATCCGCACGAGACTTCGCGCCCTGAATATTCCTCATTTCATCTTCGGTCGGAACCTGCGCAGAGCCCTTGTGGCCGGAGCTGATGCTGAACGAAATGTAGTCCAGCGCGAGCTTTGCGAGCTCGGTGCGGTCCGGGCTGCGGAACGTCCCGATAGGGCAGCAGGTGCGCTCGGCGTTGGTGTAACGTCCGCCGCCGGAAATAAAGATGGTCGCCATGAGCTGTGCCTCGTGAGGGATTGTTTCAGTCTCCTTGACCTCAAACATTGCCACGTTGTCCGAATTGACGGCGACCATGCCGTCCTGCGAAAGAATCATCATAATCATTTCCTCCATGTATGGTTTCTCTGGCAGTCGCGGCAATAAGCCACTCCGCCGAAATGCTTGCGGCTGTACTCTGCTACGTCGAGGCCGACCTGCTTACCGCAGTCCGCGCAGAACTCGCTGTCGCCGTTCCGGCCCTGCTGTCGGTTACTCGGCGCGGGCTGCTGCTGGCGAGGCCGCTGCGCCGGTCTCTCGGGCTGCTGCTCCTGCTGGGGCTGCTCCTGTCCGACCTCAAAATCCGGCTCCGGCTGCACATAGCCGTCGTCGTCATCGTCCACATAGACCGTGTGGCTGGTTTTCGGGCGGCTGCCGTACAGGTCATTCGCCGCGCCAAACATGGACTTTACCGCCTCCTCACGGACGGTCGGATTGTCAAGGTTCGGGACGAGGTAAGCCACAACAAAGGGCTTTCCGAACTCCTCGATAAGGTAACTGGACTTAATCTGCATCGCGGTGCGGAGGGCGCGGTTGAGAGCCTTGCTCTCGCACATCTCGCTGCGGAACTTCATAAATTCTGCCCGCTGCTTCTCCGTCATCCCGGCCGTTACATCATCCACCGCAATTTCCTTATGGGCGACGATGGTGACGTTCTCGCCGGTGAGCTGCGGGACGCTGATTCGGACCTCGTGCTTGACGTCCTTGTTGGGGCAGCCTCCGCAGCGAATCGGCTTTCCGATGCTGCGGTTGACCTCCGCGCACTTCTGGCAGGTGGACGGGACGACCGGGCGGCTGGAAAGAATCTTGATGCCTGCGGCTCGCATGAGCTTGGTGAGACCCTTTTTGGTGAGGGCGTACTTGGCCGGGGTCGCTTTGTGGACGTACCCCTTGCTGTCGCGCCACTCGTCCTTGGCTTTCTCCATCTCATAAATTTCGCCGTCATTGAGGTCGGTGCTGATTTTCACGGAGTTCATCACCGGCTTTTGGATGTCGGCAATCTCCGTCACGGTCTGCATCGGGACGAGGAGGTTGTACTGCGCGGGCGGGTACTGCTGTGCAATGGTGAG